CTTGAGCTTAAGCCTGGTGTTTTGCTCTCTGCGGATGCAACAGACATTCCCAAGAAACAATATGATATTGATATTTTGGAGAGTGATAAAGTTCACCCAAAGAGTGTGTTTAGTACTTTAGAGGCTCACGCATTTATTGATGTTCTAGGTTCTACCCGTGTACGAAATCAACAAAAGAGTGTAGTAGAGCAATCTATTATTTCTCCTATCGTTGCGGAAGTCACAGGTATCGAAAATCAATGGGGAGCACCTAAATTGCTCCCTAATTGGAAGGGTTACAATGCGACATTAGAACACATTGTTAACCCAGCTGACATGTTTTCACATGTTGAGTTGGAAAGAGCTCGTCAAGATTGGTTAAAGGATTTGATTCCTTTAATGCGTCGTCATGCTTCGAAGGAAGAATTTCGTCCTTTGAATGAACGTGAAATGGTCATGGGTGTACCAGGAAAGAGATTTCTTGATGCTTTACCTATGAGCACAGGCATGGGTTTCCCTGTTTTTGGAAAGAAGTCTCTCCATTTCGAAGAAATTCGAGATGGTGAGGTTTTGGTTGATCGAGTTCCAGATCAGTCAATACGTACTGAAATGGACAGACTAATGTCATGTTGGAAACAAGGAAAGCGAGCTTATCCTATTGCTACAGCCACATTAAAAGATGAACCAACACCTCTTCATAAGGAAAAAGTTCGTGTATTTCAGGCTGGAGCTGTTGCTTTTGGATTGTACATTAGGAAGTATTTTCTACCTATTGCACGATTCTTGAGTATGTATCCTTTGGTGTCCGAAAGTGCTGTTGGTGTGAATGCTTTTTCCCGCGATTGGGAACATTTGATGGATCACGCTAACAAGTTTGCTGGTGATAACCAAGTGATTGCTTGGGATTATTCAAAGTATGATGTAAGAATGAACTCGCAGATTACACGAGCTGTATTTCTTTCATTTATTGAATTGGCCCAAATTGGAGGTTATCCTAATGAGGACATTTATATTATGCATCAGATGGTTTCAGATATTGTTCATCCCTTGTTGGATTACAATGGAACTTTGATTATGGCATATAATATGAACACGTCAGGTAACAATGTTACTGTGAATGTTAATAGTACTGCTGGTTCTTTCTACGTTCGACTTGGATTCTTTAACGTATATCCGAAAGAAAAAGATTTTAGAAAGTGTGTAGCAGCTATGACATACGGTGATGACTTTAAAGGAAGTGTACATCCTAATTATCGTGATTTCAACTTTGTCACTTATCGAGATTATTTGGCTGATCATGGTATGAAAATTACCTTACCAGATAAAGGAGATAATGTTGTTAAATTTATGAAAGATGAAGATGCAGATTTTCTTAAAAGACAATCTCAATACATTCCAGAGATTGGGTGTAAGATTGGAAAGTTGGATGAAATGTCTATTTTTAAGAGTTTACATTCCAATTTGAAATCAACTACTCAAACAAAGAAACAAGTTGCTTCTAGTTGTATTGAGACAGCTATGCATGAATGGTTTGCACATGGTCGTGAAGTTTATGACATGCGCAGAGCACAAATGCAAGAGGTTTGTCGTCAAGCCAAGCTGATAGTTCCTGCAGTGGATATTACATTTGACGATAGAGTTGAGTTCTGGCTCTCTAAATACAGACAGGCGTAGTTACAAAGATGCATTAAGTGGACGCCGG